AGCAATAATTTCTACTGCTTGTTCCTTTGTGTCAGTGTATTGTTTTAGAACGGGATAAAAAGCGTCAAAAAGTTGTTCCTTTGAGTACATATTTTTTGGTTATATATTATACTGAAATAATTTAATTTCTATAATAAATGATTTATAAACCCGATAAATTGTAACTTCCTGACATATTTGAAACTGGATAATTGGCAAGATCATTATTACTCATATTTACATAATTATTTACACAAGGACAATAAATTGTATTGCTGTTAAAATATCCAATTGTTGTCAATGAAATTAAAATTTGTCCATCATTTCTCATAGTCCATTGATAAATTTCGGGATTTCCTTCTTGGCTATTAATACCAACTATTCCTAAACAAGTTCCCATATTAACATAGCCGTAAACAGGATGATAAGTTGAATCTATTGCCTCATTAATATAAAATCCTGAATTACTAGGTGCTTCTCCATTAAACATAAAATCTTGGACAGTTGTCCCATTAGGGAATTTACAATTCCAAGATACATTATTATACATTCTTTGAAATGTAAATGTAACAGTTATTCTAAAATTAATTGTAGTAAGTCCACCACAAATAATATCTCTTGTATAAGTTGTACTAGAAAGACCATTTGTCAAATAAATAAAATCATTACTTGGAGGAGGATTAAAAATACTTTGACTGCAAATTGGATAAACTGATCCAGCACCATAAGTTATAGTACAACCTGTCGAACCTGATGGTAAGAAATTACAATTATTTAAATATGTTTGAATACCTACGCCTGATTCAGGAGCTAAAAATCCTATATTACAATTATAAAAATTGCAATTATTAAATTGAATACTTGTTCCTGTTGTACCACCTCCAATTTCTAAATGTGTATAAAAATCACAATTATTAAATATATGTTGACCTCCATTTGTAAGAGTTCCATAGTCATTTACAATTATGACAGTATCCATAACAAGATTTGAAACAGTAGTTTTATAGCCATTAATAAAACTAATTGCTGGTGAAAATACAATTCGTCCAATAGAATTAATAGTTAAATTTTCACAATTTTCAAATTGATAAATGCTAAATATTGGAGCATCCGTAAAAGTATTTCCAAGAGTTAGAGCAGTATAATTTGGATAAGTTGCTGGAGTTGGAATAAATTGCTCGTATAAAGTAATTGGTAGCACTGCATTTGCCCATGTCACTGTTCCATTACCTAACGCAACAAGTGTTTGATTTAATGACCCATCTTGTGTTGGCATTACATATCCAGTTGATCCATAAGCACCAATTTGTAATGCTTGTGTACTAATAGAATTAGTAGTTGCTTGATTTCTACCATAAACAACAGTATTAATAGTTTGATTACCAGCAATTTCCATAGTTGCCTGTGGAACATTTATACAACTATTAAACGTGGCATTACCATTATTTTGTTGAATTGGACTTGAACCAAAATCACAATTGAAAAATGATAATGTATTGTTATTATTAGGTAAAGAATACATTGAATTAATTTTATAACCACCTTCAAATACACAATTATCAAAATATACAACACAAGGTGTTGATGAATTAACATTGAGTGTGATTTCCATTGGTATTCCTGAATTTAAATTATGGAAAATACAATCATTAAAATAAATATTTCCAGTAATATCAGAAATTGTTACACTATTATTGAATGTCATATTATTAATTGTTAAATTTCCACACTGACTCATTGTAAGTATTCCACCCCATATACATTCACCTGCTGATGAATTAATATAACTATTAGTCCATTGACTTAAACTATAATAACCACTTAAATTAATAGGTGCCAATTCCGTGTTTCCTCCGTCAACTTCTGTTGTTGCAAACCAAACTGCTAATTCTGCTTCAGTATTAATATTTTGAATGTTATAATAAACAACATTAGCACCAATTTGGTATCCTGTTGATCCTGTTGGTGTTACAATAATTGACGTATTTTCAGCAGTAATAGTTGTTGAACTACCTCCTGATTGATTTACCCATTGTAAAGGCCCTCCCATTGTAAGTGCTGACCCTAAAACTTGACCTGTTGTTCCGTTTATCGGAGGAAGTGAATAATTTAATAATGCAACATTATTTGCTGTTAAATTACTGCAATTAACAAGTTGTGAATTAACTACAGTTCCATTAAGGGTTCCATTGTACGCATTAAATTGTGTTTGATTATTAAGTCCAAATGCTAATGGAACTCCTGAACAATTATTAAATATTGTACTTTGTACTCCTGAATAACTTATAGTTGGATTAAATGTAGTACTTGTGTATGTCACTGAGCCACCACCAATTAATCTTTCAGTTAACGAATGAGATGGTCCAAAATAACAATTATTAACTCTGATTTGTTGTCCATTAAGGGTAAATGTAGTATTATTATTAAATATGCAATTATTAAATGTTATAAATCCCGCTGAACTAATAGTAGATAATATTGTAACTATTCCATTAAAACATATATCATTAAACACACATTGGGGATTAACTCCATTAAAATCTATTGTCAAACTTCCACTTAAAAATGTTATATCATTACCGCTACCTTGAACTACAAAATTTTGATTTAGTCCATTAGTTGTTATGGTAGATGAATCAGTTCCAGCACTATAATATATTAACGATGGTGTTGTAAGACCATTCAAAACAGTATTAATAGTTGACGAACCAGTTACTATGTTACAATATTCGACATTTTGTTGAAGTGTATTACTATTTAGATATCCAAGATTAACTACATTAGCATTAATAGTTGGAGACGATGATACTGTCATATTTGTAGCAGTTACAGTGGCAATATTTGCACTTGAAAGACCAGTCAAATTTGATGATAATGTTACTGTGGTACTTGGTCCACTTGGATTGGTGACTAATAAATTAGAATTTCCAGCAGAAATAGTAGAAATTCCACCACTACCACCTCCTGCAGGACCTTGTGGACCGGTTGCACCTATATCTCCTTGAGATCCTGTAACTCCTTGAATTCCCTGTAATCCTTGAGGCCCAGTTGCTCCAATTGCTCCAGCTTGACCTTGAGGCCCAGTTGCTCCAATTGCTCCAACTTGACCTTGAGGTCCTGTTGCCCCAATTGCCCCAGCTTGACCTTGAGGTCCTGTTGCCCCAATTGCTCCAGCTTGACCTTGAGGTCCAGTTGCTCCTTGAGGTCCAGTTATTCCTGATCCACCTATATCAGTCCAAACAACATTTGTGCCATCACTTGATAATACATATCCACTATTTCCAATAGTTTGCGGATAAGCATAAACGCCAATTGTTAAAGCATCAACTGTAATATTTCCATTTAAATTTATTATAGGATTTGTTTGTGTTCCTGTTAAATTCATGTTTGCCCCAGCTGTAATACTTGTTATTGTTCCTGTACCGCCTTGTGCAGGTTCCCAAATTGCGTTTGTTCCATTTGATGTTAACACATATGAGGTTGCTCCAAGTGTTACTGGCATATTATAATTTCCAATTGTTAAAGAACCACTTTTACTTTGTGTTGACTGTGTAACTAAATAATTTGAAAAAGTTGTCGAAGATATCATTTGATTTTCAGTTGAAATTAAATTAGGAACCCCATAACAATTTGAAAATTCGCATCTTCCTGCTTCAAATGTTATAAACGATCCAACAGAAAATAAATCTGAATTTTGGAAAATTAAAACATCTCCTCCGTTTGAACTTGAGGTAGAAATACTTGAACCAGTATTAAAAACACAGTCATTAATAATAATATTTGCATTACCATTGAAAGCTACAACATTTGTAAATGTGCATCGATGGAAAATGCAATTTCCTGATAAATTAAGAGTAACTACTCCTGAAAAATTTATATTTTCAAATGATAAATTTGTACACATAGTATTTGCAGTAAAATTACTTTGTATATAGAGAACATTAGTTGGGCAACTAAATGAAGAATAACTATAATTAGATAATATAATATCATTAGCTATTCCAGTACCAATTGTTATTGGAGCAATTATAGCATTAAAATTTGCACTTCCTGAAGAATTAAGAATTGTGACAGCTGTTTGGGCATCATTTATATAAGTTATGTTAGTTGTTGCATTCGGAGTTTGGTTTACGTTTACAAACTCGCATTGTCCTGATCCTGCGTACGCTAAGACATAATTTTGCTGTGCGTCAACGACATACTGTGGGAAAGAGTACGCACTTTCTCCAAATGGCACATTAGTTGAACCAACTGTTAAAGCTGGAATTGATACTGTTGTGTCTAAATTAACAATTGGATTTTGAGGAGTTCCAGTAATATTAATTTGATTTCCTCCAATAACAGAATTTACTTGGCCACCACCTCCACCTCCGCTTTGAGGAATAAATCCAAGTTGATTATTACTTATTGCCCCTAAAACGTAACCTGCTTGTGAAGGTAATAATTGTGAAGGAAAAGCGTAAGTTGATCCTAATGTTGTTCCAAGACCTACTGTTAATGACGGAACTGTTATTGCGTTTGAAAGAGATAAAATTGGATCAGTTGCTGTTCCCGATAAAGTTAAACCTGTTCCTGCTGACACAGAATTTACTGAACCACCTCCTGAACCCATAGGGACAAAACCTAGGTCTGCTCCACCAATGTAAGCTAAAACATAATCTACTTGACTAGGTTCAACGTAAGGAGGGAAAACGTATGATGAACCTGTGATACCATTTGCTCCAGCAGATAATTGATTTATTTGTAATTGACTAATTGTTGTTTCTAAATTTACAATTGGTGAACCCTGAGTTCCTGTCATTGTAATTCCATAGCCTCCATAGACTTCAATGACATTTCCTGTTCCTGACCCATTAGCACCTTGGGGTCCTTGAGGCCCTGTTGTACCTGTTGCACCTATTTCTCCTTGTGATCCCTGAGAACCTTGAGGACCTTGTGATCCAGCTTGTCCAGTTGCACCAGTTGTACCAGTCGCACCCATTGCACCATTTTGTCCTGTGGCACCTTGAGGACCTTGAGGACCTGTCACTCCACCAGTATTTAAAACCCACTCGCATAAACCGCCTTGACCAGTGGCTTGTAAAACGTAACCTGTTGTTCCTGAGGTTAAAGGAAAAGTATAATTTGTGCCGACTTGTATTTGGTCTCCAATAATGGTTGGGACATCAATTGTATTCGCAAAATTTATATTTGCAATTCCTCCTTGTTCAACAATTGATAAATTGTGATCAGTATTTGTAATACCATTTAAGCCCCCTCCTCCTGACCCAACAGTAATCCAAGCTAAATCACCATTATTGTCCCCCGCACCGAGAACTTGGCCTTGTGTAGGTCTTTGATTAAAAGGGAAAATATATGAGTTCGGGGAAACACCACAAGATAATTCTCCGACAATGTTGACATCTCCTGAAAGTCTCACCCCATTAGCGACATCTAAATTTTCACATGCTATGTCTGCAACTGACATTGATAGGTAAGTTGCATTTTGTAGTCCTAAAAATGACATTTTATATATATATATGTAGAAATTATATTATTTTCTATTAATTTAATATATAGAATGACCAAAAAAATTCTCAAAGGGAGAGGTGTTCCTTCTGAGATAAAAGAATTATTAAATATTGCGTTAGATGAGACTCAGTTATTAAATGCTCTTAATGGAAAAGTAAAAATTATTTCTTATAGCGATTTAAACAATATAAAAACTATGGATGAATTACTTTATCCCTATGATAGAGTTATTATTCTCTTCGCAATAAAAAGTCCTTTAAATGGCCATTGGACAAGTCTAATTAGAAGAAAAAATGGAGAAATTATTTTTACTGATAGTTTTGGTTTACTTCCTATGGATGAAAATAATTATATGAGTATGCCTTACTCAATTGAAAAATATGTTGAAGATCAATTTAAACCTTACATTTATGAATTATTTAGCCAATATCCAAAAAGTATTAGATATTCACAGTACAAATTACAGGATTTCAGTACTTCTGTGTGTGGTCGTTATTGTATTGTGCGTTGCATGTACCCTGAAATTAGTGAAGATGCATTTGCAAAAGCTCTTACTAGTACAAAGTATCATCCTGATATTATTGTTACGTTACTCACAAAAAATATTGTCTAATATTATATTTGTAAAATGGATGATAACACTATTTTAATCCTTGTTATTGCTGTAGCTGGTCTTTTAACTGCAATTGGTGCAAGTATAAAACACATTACAAAGTGCAAAGCATGCTGTTGTAAATCGGATTGTATGCAAAGTGAAGTGACAGCTGAAGGAACAACTTTAATTCCTGAAACAGTTATCAGTATTCCGACAGAAAGTCCAATTCAAAGAAGGCAAACTAAAACAATGGATGAATTATTTCTAAACGAACAAAGAAATTTAATTGCTGATACCATCAGAGATCAAGTATCTAGATCAATGGATAATTTATTTGTTAAAAGCGATCCAATAAATATTCCTCTTTCACCAAAGCAACAAAGGAAAAATAGTGCATTAGTTAAAATGACAACGTCTGATCCGAATATAAATTAAATTTTAGTAGATACATTAGTTTTCTGTAACATTCTTATAGAATCTGTAAAAATATCAATATTCTTTAGAATTCTTTTTCTTTGAATTGGATCTTCTTCTTTCTCTAGAGAATGAATAAAGCATTTTACGTAACGTTTTAATGTGTCGATGTCCATATATTTATACTTTAGAAAAAAATATTTTTATTTAGAAAATAAAATATTTAATATTTATATATTTCAATATGGATATAGATGTTAATATTACTCTTGCTACACTTCATTCCGTTGATAACTTTTTTAGATCATGTAACGATATTCGATTTAGTGATTTTCGCATTTTTTCTAGTAGACTTTATCCAAAGGAAGATTCATGCTCTCCGTATGTATGTGAGAAATATGATTACTGCAGGAACAACTTCGTTTCTTTCTATCTGTCCCTAAATACAAACGGAAGATTAGAAATTATTAAATGGGTCAAAGACATTCAATCTAATATTCCTTAATTTAATTGTTACAGTAACGAATCATATTCTCCAAAATAATTTCAAAATTATTTATGTGTTCGTTTATTTTATCTACTTTGTTTGATGTTACCGTATTTAGTATTTCTCTTATAGTATTAATATTTTTTGAGATTTTTATAATACTCATTGGATCTATACAATATTCACTATTTCTTAATTTTTCAACATCATCTCCAAAATCTCCAATTGATAAAATTATTTCGTTGATTAGATGAGGTATAACTTTAAAATCTTTCACTTTGATGTTAGGTTGAGACATTTTTTCCTGTTGTTATTTTATTTATAATTTTTTTTATTAAGGATTTTAAAATTCAATTTTTAAAAATTTTTTTGTTTTAGGATTTCAGAAAAAAATTATTAAATAATTTAAATTAAAAATTGATTTAAAAATTTTTTTATATTTTGTATATATATAGAATAAAATGTCAAATAAGTCAAGTGAGCCACGTGAACAAGCTTCTAAAAAAATTACTATGGATTTTTTAAATGGATACACAATAGATTATGACAAAGTTCCTGAATATAAAGAATTTAAAGATCCTTTCCAAGAATTAATTGATGCTGATCTTTTAAAGTTCATTTCATCTAGATTTTTATCAGATAGACCTGATGTCCAAGGAAAATTAAAGTCTATTATTTTTAATTCAAAGAAAGATAAAGAATCTACTGAGTACATCACAGTAAAACATGAACAGAAAGTTAGATCAGGAAAGATTTTTGCTGGTAGATTTTATCCCGATTTAAGTATTATTACATTACCAAGATGGGTAAAACATACAATGATGCGTCATATGGGATATGCTGATATTGACATGGTAAAAGGCCATGCAAGTATTGCATTTTCTATTGCTAAAAGAAATGGGGTAATACTTGAATCTCTTAAAAATTATATTGAGAATTTTGATTCAGTATGTGAAAAACTAATTGATGAGTTATCAGGAGACAAAGAAAATCCTTTAAACAAAGATAATATCAAGTATCTTTTTAATTTATTAATGTACGGAGGTTCTTTTAAAACATGGCTAAGAGAAGTAACAAAGGGAGATGATGATTATCCAGCAAAACAAATAAATTCAAAGTTTTCACTTAATGGTTCTTTTATTGAGTCATTTATAAAAGACAGAGATTTTATTAGAGACAAAGTTATTGAATCAAATGGAACATTTTATCAAGATCTAATGGTAGAATATCCTGACATGAAAGATTCTGAGGAATCATCCAAAAATAATAGATCATTCTTATCTTATTATTTTGGAACTATTGAAAATCACATTCTTTATGTGACTTTTAAATTCCTTCAAAAGTATAAAGTTATTGATAGAAAGAAAGTTTGTCTTGAATATGATGGTTTATGTATTCCAAATGGATCTCTTTTAACAAAGAGTATTGTAGATGATTTAAATAGACATATTTTTGAAGAAACTAAACTTAATGTTAAAATGATTAGTAAAGAAGTTACAGACAAAGAAGAAATTAAAATAATAGATTGTATTATTGATCAATATATTAATTATGAACCTCCAGTAGCAAAAACTTATGAACAAATGAAAACTGAATTTGAAATGAAACACCTTAAAATTATTCTTCCAGCACAATATCTTGTAGAAAATGATACAGATGATGATGAACTTATGATTCTAACTAAAACAAAGTTAGTTGAGTCATATGAACATTTAAAATGCTTCGATGATGGAAAATATCATTCATTTATTAAGAAATGGATTTCTGATGAGACTCTTCGCAAAATGGATAAAATTGTGACAATTCCTTTAACATTACCATGTCCTGATAACAAATATAATTTATGGAAGCCTTTTTCAATGGAATTAGTAACTAATTTTAACTCAGAAAAAGGTAAAATTGGTTCAGATTTCATTCTTAATCATATTAAAATGTTATGTAGTTATGATGAAGTAATATACACTTATTTAACAAATTTTTTTGCTCATATGATTCAGTATCCTCATTTAAAAAGTATATGTCCTAATTTAATTGGTGAACAAGGAATAGGTAAAAGTATGCTTGTTTCAGTTGCAAGAAAACTATTAGGACGATCAAGAGTTTTTGAGACATCATGCCCTGATGAGCATGTGTGGGGTAAATTTAATTCACAAATGGCTAAGTCTTATTTAGTTGTTCTCAATGAATTAAGTAAAAAACAAATTATAGAATCAGTTGGTAAATTCAAAGAACTTGTTACAGATCCAACTATTACTATTAATAAAAAAGGGTTAGATGCTTTTTCAATTACAAGTTATCATAAATTTATGATGATGACAAATAATGAGGATGCGATGCCAACATCAGAAGGCGATCGCCGTAACTTTATTGTTAGATGTAATGATGAGAAGAAAGGTGACGCAGAATATTTTAAAACACTTGCTTCTTACATAGAAGATGTTGATTCAATTAAATATCTCTATGAACACTTAAAATCAATAAAAGGTCTTGAAAATTATGGTAAAAATGATATTCCTCTTACAGAATATGCAAAAGTATTACAAGAATCTACTATTCCTATAGTAGAACAATGGTGCAGAGATTATATTTGTGAATTAATAGAGAAAAAATATAAAAGTGATGATATCAAAGTCAAAAGTAATGAATTATATGATAATTTCTGTAGTTGGATGAGCAAAAATGGAATTAAAATAGATATTAATAATATTCAATTCGGAAAAAAACTTTCTTTATCCAAATTTAGACATTTGGTTAATACATCAAAGTCAAATGGTTTTGCGATTAAAGTTTTAAATGTTAAAGAATTGAAAGTATATTTTGATCTTTCTGATAAAATTAATTGTTCTGTATAATTACTTTTGCTTTAACTTTTATTTTAATTTTAACTTTGGAATTTCACCCTC